CACAGGGGGTAAAATACCGATTGTAGTTTTAGACAAAGATATTAATGATCGCATGGCGGCAACAGTTCGACATAATAGAGCTAGGGGTTCCCATAGTGTTAAAGGTATGTCTAGCATGGTGTTCTCGATGCTTGATAATGGTTGGGCAGATGAAGATGTGTGTAATGAATTAGGAATGGAACCAGAAGAATTATTAAGGTTAAAACATATTACTGGGTTTTCAAAACTGTTTGATGATGCAGAGTATAAAAAGGCTTGGATCAGTAAGGCGCAAATACTTTTAAAGAAAGCAGAAGAAGATGGCGAACAAGCCGAAAACAAATAGTTTTAGTTTAGCAGTAAAGAAAAGAACTAGTATAGGATCAAGCCCGTTATCAAGACCTAAGAATAAGAAAACAAGGACCAAGGTAAAGAAATACCGAGGACAAGGAAGGTAAGCTATGAAAAAGACGGCAGTACTACTAATAGCTCTAGGTTTGTTATCAGGATGTTCTGAAGGGCAAATAGCAGCTAGCAATGGTAGCCCTAATTTAACTTGGGTAGGTTGTCACAAGGTTACTAATAGCCCATCTAAGGGATCTTACGCATATTGGTTACTAGGTGATTTAGCCGTGGGTGATAACATATTTTTTAAACAGCACAGTAATGATGGGACAGTTGGAAAAGTAGTAACAGCTATCCCCTGCAAGTGAGGGAGAAAATGACAGATCAAGTTAGACAAAGCGATAACGGTAAAGAAAAAACACAAAGTCTTACCGGAGAATTAAAGATAGAGATTAAGCGAGAGTTTATAGAAGGCTATCTAGACGACAGTAGTGTTAGGCGATTCCCGTCAATAGACGCACTGGTTAAGCGACACAATGTAGCGAGAGCCACGCTATTCAGCCATTCATCCAAGGAGAACTGGCAAGGAGCTAAGAACGAGTTTTTAAGCAAATTAGAGCGCGAGACTCAAAACTCTAGGCTTAAAGAGCTAGTAAGTCAGGGGAATAAGCTAGATACGAACTCCCTACAGCTAGCACAGTCTTTAATGGTTAAGGTTAGTAGGCAACTGATTATTGATGAGAATAGGTTTAATGATCCAGCAGATCCTGAGTATAGGGGCTTGTCTGCCGTTGTACTAGAGCGGCTATCAGTAGTAATCGGCAACGCCCAAAAAATTGGTAAACTAGCGTTAGGTGAAGCGCAGGAGATAAGTAAGGTTCATGCAGACATTACAGCCCCAGATTCCTTCAACGCAATTATGGAACAATTGGACGAACTTAGAGAACAACGCTCAGAGGGGAGCGGTTACTCTATACAGTAATTGGCAAAAAACAGCGCGTGATAGCCAGCTAACCCCGAAAGGTAAGTGGAATGTTTGGTTAATCTTAGCCGGAAGGGGCTGGGGTAAAACGATGACAGGCGCAGCGGATGCGTTAATCTACGCGTTAAAAAATCCCAACAGCCAAGTAGCTGTAGTAACCCCAACATTCGGAGATATAAGGCGCGTAGCTTTTGGTGGCGTTTCCGGTATGCTACAGATGATACCGAAAGAGTGCCTACTATCGGGTAGGGGACAGGGCTACAACGCTCAAGCGGCTGAAATACGGCTATACAACGGCTCTAAAATTATGGGGTTTAGTGCAACGGAGCCGGATAGACTTCGTGGGCCTCAATTCCACAGAGCTTGGTGTGATGAGTTAGCGGTCTGGCAATATCAGGACACTTTTGACCAGCTAATGTTTGGGCTGCGGCTAGGGGATAACCCGCAATGCGTAATAACCACCACACCGAAGCCAACAAAGCTTATAAAACAGCTAATAAATAGAACAAATACTGTTATGACTAGGGGCAGCACATTTGAGAATGAGGCTAATCTAGCGCCAGCGGCTCTTGAGATGCTTAGAGAAAAATACGCTAATACCCGATTAGGAAGGCAGGAGCTATATGCGGAAGTCCTAACAGACATGGAGGGGGCGCTATGGAAACCTTCAATGATTGACGGATTCAGGGTTAAAGAAGCGCCAGAGATGAGAAGGATTGTAGTAGCTATTGATCCAGCGGTAACAGCTAACGAGGGGAGTGATGAGACGGGCATAGTGGTGGCTGGGATAGGAGTGGATAATAAATACTATATCTTGGATGATTTATCAGGTAGGATGAGTGCGGATAAGTGGGCTAATACTGCTATTGACGCATTTTACCGATATCAAGCAGACCGAATTATTGCTGAAGTAAATAATGGTGGAGACTTAGTAGAAAGGCTACTAAGGTCAATAGACAAGACAATCCCATATAGTGCTGTTAGAGCCTCAAGAGGTAAAATGATCAGAGCGGAGCCAATATCAGCCCTATACGAGCAAGAAAAAGTAGTTCATGCTGGCCTATTTACAGAACTAGAGGACCAGATGTGTACCTATACATTGGATAGCAGAGAATCACCTGATAGGCTTGATGCCCTAGTTTGGGCCTTAACTGACCTTAGTAAATCGAGCGGTCAAGCCGTGTGGAGGATAACGTAATGGGTGTTAAAGAAGCATGGTCAGCTTTGTGGGTTAAGCAAGGTATGCGAACGAAACAAGGACCAGTAGTATCATATTCTAACGTGGGTGTGGATAGATCGTCAAAAGATGATTACCACGACATGGCAAAAGACGGTTATCAAGAAAATGTTGTAGTGTTCCGGTGCATAAACGAGATAGCCAAGGGAGCCGCCTCAGTCCAGTTTACACTGTTTAGAGGCGATCAACCTATAACAGATCACCCATTATTAGATTTACTCAAACGCCCTAACCCAATGAATAGCGGTTCAGAGTTCTTTCAAAGCCTATATTCATTCGTGCTGATGTCAGGTAATGCATTTATGCTAAAGGCTGGCCCTGATAATATGGAGCCAAACGAATTATATTTATTGCGGCCTGATAGAATAAAAATACGCCCTAGCAAGCGCGATATACCTTTAATGTTTGAATATACCGTTGATGGTAGAATAGCAGCCCAGTATCCAGTTGATCAAAGCACGGGCTATTCCGATGTTAAACAAATTAAAACATTCAACCCGCTAGACGATTATTATGGCCTTAGTCCAATAACGCCAGCATCCGCAGATATAGATCAGCATAACCTAAGTGGGCGGCATAATGTTCAGTTGCTACTTAATGGTGCGCGGCCATCTGGCGCGGTTATATACAAGCCGAAAGATGAGCAAGGCACGATGACAATGCTTACTGATGCTCAAAGGGAGCAGCTACGCAGCGACCTACTAACGCGATTCGAGACTGTTGATAACACTGGTAGAACTATGATTCTAGAAGGTGATTTTGACTATAAAGAGATGGGATTAACCCCAAAAGACATGGACTTCGCTGTTTTAAAGAATTTTGCAGCTAGAGACATTGCACTTTGTTTCGGGGTTCCTGGGCAGCTAGTCGGTGTGCCTGATTCTCAGACTTACAATAATATGGCTGAAGCTAGGCTAGCATTATATGAGGAAACAATAATCCCGCTCTTACACCATATAGAAAGCGATTTGAACGAATGGCTAGCGCCAATGTTCGGAGACGATATACAGATACGCTACGATATAGATTCTATACCAGCGGTGACAGAGCGAAAGCGCATGATATATGAAAATATACTTAGAGCGGTTAGCGAAGGTGTGATTACCAGGAACGAAGCCAGAGAAAGAATTGGTTTAGAGCCTATAGCGGGAGGGGATGAAGTGTATATCGCTGCAAACCTATTCCCATTAGGTGAGCCAGTGCCGACACCAGCAGAGCCACAAAATGAGGATGAGGCGGCAAAGTTATCAGAGGAAGCGTATGGCGAAGAAAAGAATCTAGAGCTATACCCCACGCAAAAAGAGGCTGAAGCTAGGGCAATCCAAATAGGCTGCGAGGGATCACATAAGCACGAACTAATGGGAGTTACTTATTGGATGCCGTGCAAGTCCCATGATCTATTCGATCAGCTTATGGGTAGGGAGGATTATAAATCTTTCTATCAAGTGGATCAGCTAAGTATGGCCGAGGTTAAGGCTATAAATCTAAAGCCAACGCTAACAATGGCGGCAGAGGCTGAAAGAGCGCTCAAATGGAGAGCAGAATACAATAGAGGCGGCACTAATATCGGCGTAACCAGAGCTAACCAGCTTAAAAACAGAGAGACGTTATCAGAATCTACTGTTATGCGAATGTATAGCTACTTTTCACGGCACGAAGTAGACAAGGACGCAGAGGGCTTTGGTGTAGGGGAAAAGGGTTATCCTAGCGCTGGCCGTATTGCTTGGGGCTTATGGGGCGGCGACTCTGGGTTTACATGGGCGACAAGCAAAAGAAACCAAATAGTAGAGGCTAGAGAAAGCAAATTCGATGCCCCGATTGAACCGGAAACAGACAGCCCGCCGCATATCACCGAAGCGGGAATATCAGGAAGTAAACCGCATTAGAGCAGGGTTCGAACGAACTCTATCTTTCCGGTTTATAAAGCTACTTTCTGATATTGGTTCAGATACTGCTAAAGCGTTTGAACAAAATGGTACGCAAGGCGCACTGGCTGTGCTGGACAGGATACGTCCACGCGTGGGTGCAACTCTTGAACCCGTATACAAAGAAATCATTAAACTATTCTCAGACCGTGCAATTGCAAATCGTGGAGTTACGAAAGCAAATAAAGGCTACGAAGAAATCTATGACTCGTTTATGACTTCAATGGGCGGCGCTCACATCACTGATATTAGTGATACCACCCGAAGGCAGGTTCTAAATGTCATACGGGATAACCAGGATAAGGGTGTAGCTGCTATCTCTAAGGCTATAACAGAAAGAATGTCCCCTAGGTTCACCAGAGCAAGGGCAAGCACCATAGCGCGTACAGAAACTCACTCAGCAGCATCATTCTCTACGCATGAGCAGTACAAAGCATTTAACGAACCTACGATGATGAAAAGGTGGGCAGCGAACAATGACGATAGGACGCGGCCTAGCCACTATGCTGTTAGCGGAATTGAGATAGGTATAGACGATACCTTCAGTGTAGCCGGAAAGCTAATGAAGTATACTGGCGATCCAGCGGGAGGGGCCGCAGAAGTTATTAACTGCCGTTGTGTCACAATATACTTTGAATCGGATGATGTGTTTGTTGATGGCGAAACAGATAAACCAGCGCCTGATGTACCTATCCAGGATACACTATTAACACGAAGAGCCACATCTGACACAGTAAAAGTTATCTCAAGGGCCAAAGCAATAAAGATACTAGAGAAAAAATTTAAGGAAGCCAATGAAGATCCTAGGTATCCAAAGGGCAGTAAGAGATTTAAAGGCAGCACAAATGAATATGGAAACATAAATGGGATCATTCGGAATCAGGGGACTGACGAAACACTATCATCTAT